ATTCTAATGTAGCTACAAGACATATTTTAAATGCAAGTTTATATATTACAAAAACTTTAGCAGAATGTTTATCTATTAGAACAGCAGATGTTTTAGAGTTTGCTGATTTTAAAGATGAGTTTGCAATGCAAATAGGTAAATACAATTTAAGTATTATAGAAGATATTAAAAATTTATATCTTTATGACTTTGGTGTATTTATAGAGTTAATGCCAGATGAAGAAGAAAAAGCTATGTTAGAACAAAACATTCAAATGGCTTTATCTAAATCAGATATTAATCTTGAAGATGCTATTGATATTAGGGAGATTGCTAATTTAAAAATGGCTAATCAATTACTTAAAGTAAAAAGAAAAGCCAAGCAATTAGCTGAACAACAAGCACAAGCACAGCAACAACAAATGCAAGCTCAAATGCAAATGCAAGCGCAACAAGCTGCTGCGCAAATGGCTATGCAGACTAATGAAGCTGAGACTCAATCTAAGATTGCTGTTAAGGAAGCAGAGGTTGCTTTTGATATTCAAAAATTACAAAGAGAAGCTGAATTAAAACAACAGTTAATGCAAGTGGAATTCCAAATGCAAATGCAGTTAAAAGGTTTAGAAAGCGAAAACTTAAAGAGCAGAGAAAATGAAAGAGAAACTGCGAAAGATAAAAGAATTAGTCAACAGTCAACACAAACTTCTAAAATGATTGAACAGAAGAAAAGAGATTTACCAGCTATAAACTTTGAGTCTAACGAGGATAGTTTAGATGGTTTTGATTTGGCTGAATTTAACCCAAGATAAATAGTCTAAAATTATAATTAAATTAGTATTAACTTTGTTAAAAATAAAATCAAATGGAATTTACAGTAAAAGCAGTTGACGGAAATGTCGAAGAAAAATCAAGAGCGCAAGTTGAAGAAACTTTGTTAAAAGAACACGAAGAACAATTTGAGCAAAAAAAAGTAGAAGACGACTCTATTGAAAAAATAGATTTTAGTAATAAAGAAAATTCAACTACCGAAGAAACATCGGTTGATGAAACTAAGAATGAAGAAACATCTTTACCAGAATTAAGTGATGATGATGTTATTTCATATATAAAGAAAAGATACAATAAAGATATCAATTCTGTTGATGAATTATTTGCGGAAAAAGAGGCAAATTCTGAGTTACCAGAAGACGTATCTGCGTATTTAAAGTACAAGCAGGAAACTGGGCGTGGTATTAATGACTTTTATAATTTACAAAAAGACATTGATGACATGGACGATAATGCTGTACTTGCTAATTATTATGAGTCGACTGAAGAAGGTTTAGACTCGGATGATATTCAGGACATTATTGAAGATAAGTTTTCCTATGATGAAGATTTAGATGATGAAAAAGATATTAGAAAAATAAAGTTAGCAAAAAAACGAGAACTTTCTAAGGCAAAGAAGTTTCTTAATGAACAGAAAGATAAGTATAAAATTCCTCTTGAGTCAAGTGGGGGTGGATTATCAGAAGATCAGCAAGAAAATATTAATGCTTATAAAAAGTACATGGAGGAATCCGAAAGTGTTGCGGAGGTAAACAGTAAAAGGTATAATTATTTCTTAGATAAAACCGAGTCGGTTTTTAACAACGAATTCAAAGGTTTTGAGTTTTCAGTTGGTGATAAAAATATTTCTTTTAAACCAGGTGATGCACAAGAACTTAAAAACGTTCAATCTGACGTTAACAATTTCGTTAACAAATTTATGGACAAAGAGGGTTTGATTGTTGATCCAGTCGGATATCATAAAGCCTTATCGGTTGCTATGAATCCTGATAAGTTTGCAAAACACTTTTACGAACAAGGGGTTGCTGCAACTGTAGATAATGTTTCGAGAAAATCAAAAAACATTAATATGGATGTTAGACAACAATCTCAATCGGTTTCTAAAAACGGAATTACGATTAGACCTATGGGTTCAAGTAGCGACAGTGGAAGAGGACTCAAAATTAGAAGTAGAAAAAAATAATTAATTTTAAAAAAAACAACAAATTATGGCAGTAAATGTAGCCCCAGGATTTGACTTGCAGCCAAGTGCGCAGCAAACTCCTTTATCAACAAACTACATAACTAACTTTGATTTCTTGAATCAGTATCTTCCAGATACTTATGAAAAGGAATTTGAGCGTTATGGAAACAGATCAGTAGCATCATTCTTAAGAATGGTAGGCGCTGAAATGCCTTCAACGTCTGACCTTATCAAATGGGCAGAACAAGGAAGATTACACACTAAATATCAAGCATGTACATCAGCAGGTGCTGCTGGAGTTGACAATGCTGTTTGGACAATTCCAAACAATATTGCAAACTTTAACCCAGCTTTAGCAGGAACATCAAGTCAAGCAGCTTTAAGAGCAGGACAGACTGTAATGGTATCTGATAATACACCAGGTTCAACTTTACAGAACAAGGGTATTATATCAGTAGCTCCAACAGCAGGTGCGCCAAACGTAGTAACAATTGCATACTATGAAGGTGGTGGTCAATCAATGGCAGCAGCAACTTCATGTGACATTTTTGTATACGGTTCTGAATTTGCAAAAGGTGTGAACGGAATGCAAGGGTCTTTAGAATCTGATGATTTTATTTTCTCAAACAAACCAATCATTATCAAAGACAAGTATTCTGTTTCTGGTTCTGACATGGCTCAAATTGGATGGATTGAAGTTACATCTGAAAATGGTGCTTCTGGATACTTATGGTATTTAAAATCTGAACATGATACAAGATTACGTTTTGAAGATTACTTAGAAACAGCAATGATCGAAGCAGTACCAGCAGCAGCAGCATCTGGTGCAGGAGACTACTTACAAGGTACAGCGGCAGGAGCTTCTGTAGCAGGAGAGTCTGGATCTGAAGGGATTTTCTTTGTAGTAGGAAATAGAGGTAATGTATTCGGTGGTGGAAACCCACAGACTTTAGCTCAATTTGATAACATTATTCAAAGACTTGACAAGCAAGGTTCTATTGAAGAAAATGTTATTTTTGTAGACAGACAATTCTCATTTGATATTGACGATATGTTAGCAACACAAAACTCTTATGGAGCAGGTGGTACTTCTTATGGTTTATTTGATAATGATAAAGACATGGCTCTTAATTTAGGTTTCACAGGATTCCGTAGAGGTTATGACTTCTACAAGTCTGACTGGAAATACTTAAACGATCCTACTATGAGAGGTGGTCTTAATGCAGGTAAAGTCAATGGGCTTTTAGTTCCAGCTGGTTCTACAACTGTATATGATCAAGTCTTAGGTAAGAACGCTAAGAGACCATTCTTACATGTTCGTTACAGAGCTTCAGAAACTGAAGACAGACGTTACAAGTCTTGGATTACTGGTTCTGCTGGTGGTGCAAGAACAAGTGACTTAGATGCAATGGAAGTGAACTTCTTGAGTGAGAGAGCTGTATGTACTTTAGGTGCAAACAACTTCTTCTTATTCCAAGATGCATAGTAAATAGTAGTAATATTTACCCTCGTTATAATGACGAGGGTAATTATTTTTTATAAATCAAATTAAATTATATTATAATGGCAACAAAAAAAGTAGAGTACAAAGCAAAATCCTATCGCTTAAAAGGAGGTCAATCTCCTTTATCATACATGTTATCATCTCGACATTCATCGAGATCACCTTTATTACATTTTAACGAAGAAACAGGAGTTAATGAACCATTACGCTATGCGCGTAATCAAAAGTCACCTTTTGAAAATGAACAAGATGGTAATGCTATATTAGAGCCAATTGTTTTTGAAGATGGTATGTTAACTGTTAGTAAAGAAAATCAAGTATTACAAAAATTTTTAAGTTTACATCCAAGTAACGGATTTGTATTTGAGGAAATAAACAAAGAACGTGATGCTGCGGCTGAATTAGAACAAGTTGAATTTGAGTTAGAGGCTCAAATAGAAGCTAAAAAAATCACTAAAGACACTTCTAAATTAACACAAATATGTAGAGTGTTAATGGGTAATGCTGTAGAAAACATGACAACAGCGGAGTTAAAAAGAGATATATTAGTTTATGCTAAAAACAATCCAGAAGATTTCTTAGACACTCTTAATGATCCAATGTTAGAGCTTATGGATGATGTGTATCAGTTTTTTAACTTATCACTTTTATCTGCAAGAAACAATGGAAAAGATGTTTATTACAATCTTCCAAATAACAAAAAGAAAATGCTTACTATTCCTTTTGGAGAAGACCCTAATTTTATAGTTGCTTCATTTATGAAAAGCGATGAGGGTTTAGAGGTTTATAAACTTCTTAAGAATAAAATAAAGTAAAACCAATAACTAACTGGAAAATTAGCTACCTTAAAAGGGTGGCTTTTTTTTTGTTATCTTTGTACTTTATTAACCCATTAAAACCTTTTTATAAAATGGCAAAATTTCTTAAAATCACAAATGCTCCTATTACTGGTCAATTGATTAGTATTGATGGAGTAAAAGCGGTTGCTACAGCAACAGCTACGGCAGTAACAGTTACAATCGATTATGTTGATGGAACTACTACTACAATTACAACAGCAGCTCAAGTAGCTCATGATGTGTACACTTCTATATTAGATAATATAGAAGTAGCATTAGCTACATCTTGGCAGAATCCTTATTATGAGGTAAGTCTTCCAAAAGCTGTAACAAGTATTGTTAATGCATAACAGCATTAATTAAACAATTAAAGAGAGGTTCTAAAAAAAATAGGGCCTCTTTTTTTTTGCTATCTTTGTAAAAAGAATTAATTATGCCAATAAACGAAGTACGAAATACGGTATTAGCAATAGCGAACAAAAACAACTACGGATATATTTCACCACAAGACTTTAATCTTTATTGTGCGCAAGCTCAAATGGATATGTTTGAGGATTATTTTTACCAGTACAACAATCAGTTACTTAAAGAAAACCAAAGAGCATCTGGTACAGGATATGCTGATATTACAAAAGGATTAATAGAGGTTATTGATAGTTTTTCAGCAACCCAAACTTTAATATCTCCTGGTATAAATTTATTTAATTTACCTTCTAATTATTATTTAATTAATAAAATTAATTATTACCCTACGGTAAGTACATCAGGAACAACAACAGCAGCAGGTGCGTTAACTTTAACGGACGCTACAGCTACTTTTACAAGTACGGTGACAGCAGGTCAACTTGTTTCATCTACGTCAACGACAAGCACTACAGCAGGCCAGACAGCTTATGTTGTTAGTGTTGATAGCAATACTCAATTAACTTTGTCTCAAAGTATATTTGGAACTGCACAAACAATTGGAAATAGTTACACAATTGTAGCTAACACTGGTATTGTAGAAGTGGAGAGAGTCAATCAAGATAAAATATTTTATTTAAATTCTTCACCTCTTACATCTCCGTCCGCAGGATATCCTGCATACGTTTTAGGTGGTGCTACTACTACAGAATCAGGAAACACAATAAGTGTTTATCCAACTACATTAACAACACCAGGAACAATAATGTCTCAGTATGTTAGGTATCCTAATCCACCAAACTGGACTTATGCTACTTTATTAGCTGGAGAGCCTTTATTTGATCCTACGGCTGATGACTACCAAGACTTTGAATTACCATTATCTGATGAGCCTACTTTGATAGCAAAAATATGTCAGTATGTAGGTATTGAAATAAGAGAGGCTGATGTTTATAATTTTGGTACTCAAGAGTTACAACAAGAACAACAAACACAAGGATAGATGGCATATATAAACGACTACGCATATTACGCAAATTCAGGAACAGCGCCAACGAACGCTAATTGGGGTTCGTATCAGTATGTTTCATTGGCAGATATAGTTAACAATTTTATGTTAATGTATCAAGGAAACCACGAATTGATAAACAACATTGAAAGATATCAAATATTATTTCACGCAAAGAGAGGCGTTCAGGAATTAAATTATGATGCAATGAAGGAAATAAAAATTCTTCAATTAGACATCACTCAGCAATTAAGATTTGTATTGCCTCAAGATTATGTAAATTGGGTTAGAATTTCTCAATTTAGAAACGGAGGTTTACATCCTTTATCTGAAAATATTCAAACAAATTGGTCTTCTGCTTATTTGCAAGACAATAGTTCTAATATTTTATTTGATCAAAACGGAAATGTTTTAAGACCACAAGATTCAGAAGTAGATTTAGCAAGAATTTTACGAGGTAATAAAAGTATATATTTAAATCAAAGTAGTGCATATAACGGATCTGAAGGATATTGCTGTGATGGTAATTGGTATTTTGATTATGCTATAGGCGCACGATTTGGTTTAAATACTGAAACCGCAAACTCAAACCCTACGTTTACTATAGACAAACAATCTGGTGTAATTAATTTTAGTAACATATCAGGTGCTGCCTCTATTGTTTTAGAGTATGTATCAGACGGTATGAAAAATGGTGTTGACACTGAGGTGCAAGTAAATAAATTATTTGAAGAATATATTTATGCTTATATTAAATATTCTATTTTAAATGGTAGATTAGGTGTGCAAGAGTATGTTGTAAATAGAGCAAGAAAAGATAAATCTTCTCTACTACGAAATGCAAAAATAAGACTAAGTAATATACATCCTGGAAGACTTCTAATGAATTTAAGAGGCCAGAATAAAATTATAAAATAATATGCCAATAGTTACAACAAATTTTATTGCAGGTAGAATGAACAAATCTGTGGATGAAAGACTTCTTCCTCCAGGTGAATATGTTGATGCAATGAATGTACGTTTAGGCTCTACAGAAGCTACTGAAATAGGAGCTGTAGAGAACTCAAAAGGAAATGAGCAGCTAACTACCATTCAATACAACGGAGTGGCTTTAAGCTCTGCTGCTGTGTGTATAGGGGCGTATGAAGATGGCGTTAGAGAAACTATTTACTGGTTTATTCATGACGGTTCAAATACTGAAGCTCCTGGTGGAGTTGTTGATTTAGTGGTATCATATAACACTACTAATCAAATAGTTAATTATCATGTAATTACAGTTGGGATTTTAAATTTTGATCCTTTATTTTTAATAACAGGCGTTGATTTAATTGAAGATTTATTGTTTTGGACAGATGACAAAAATCCTCCTCGAACATTAAATATAAACAGAAATTACCCAGAACCAATTGCAAATGTAGATCAAATTATAGAAGAAGATATATCTGTAGTCGTAAAGCCACCTGGTTTTGAAAACATTGTAGGTGCAAATATTCCTTTACCAGCGCCAACATTAAATTTTTTAAATATTGCAGGTAATCAAAACTATATAGAAAATAGATTTTTATGTTTTGCATATAGATATAGGTATGAAGATGGGCAGTATAGTGCAACATCTTTGTTTACCAATCCAGGATTTGTTCCTCGTCCATTTCAATTTAGTACAAAAAACTATTGTAATGACGGAATGTTAAATCTGTATAACGGAATTGAAGTTAAATTTTCTACTGGTAGTTCAAGAGTTAAAGAAGTTGATTTATTATTTAAAGATACTAATTCAACAACACTTAATGTAATAGAAAGATTTAAAAAAGAA